TATAAAGTATATAATATAGAAGATATAATAAAAATCAAAAGTGCAGAGATTAAAAAAACTAACCCAAAATATATTAAGAAAATAAATAGCTAAGGAGAAAATATGACACAAGCAATATTGGAAGAAACAGAAACAGGAAATGCAGAGCTGGCTAGTATAGTTAGCAAAACAAACTCAATGTTCTCCTTTAAACTAACAGATGATTTTATTAATTCGTATAAACAAAAACATGCACCATTTGGCTACAGAGACGCTGGTGGAAATTCGGTTGGCGAAATAACATTTTTGCGCACATATTCTAGATTAAAAGCCGATGGCACAAAAGAAACATGGGTAGATGTTTGCGAGAGAGTCATTAACGGAATGTACTCATTACAAAAAGATCACTGCAAAAAGAACAGACTACCGTGGAATGATGCAAAGGCTCAGGCCTCAGCTAAGGAAGCTTTTGATAGATTATTCAATTTGAAGTGGACACCCCCTGGTCGCGGCTTATGGGTTATGGGAACAGAAATAGTAAATGTGCAAAAAAATTCAGCTGCCCTACAAAACTGCGCATTTGTTTCTACGGCGGAAATGAACAAAAACAATCCAGCAAAGCCTTTTGCTTTTCTAATGGAAGCGTCCATGCTTGGAGTTGGTGTTGGATTTGACGATAAGGGAGCAGACAAAGATTTTCCAATTCATGAACCAAAAGGAGAATCAACATATGTAGTCCCAGATACTCGTGAGGGTTGGGTTGAGTCAATGTCTCTTTTGTTGAACTCATACTTGAAAGAAAATCAACCAAATTATACTTTTGATTATTCGCTTATTCGTCCGTCTGGAACTCCAATTAAAACATTTGGTGGCACAGCAGCTGGTCACGAGCCATTAGAAAAGCTCCATAAGCATATTAGAAAAATGTTTAACGGTAGAGTGGGAGATAAGTTAACTCGCGTAGATATAGCTGATATTGGCAATCTCATTGGAGTCTGTGTTGTATCAGGAAACGTCCGTCGTTCAGCTGAACTTCTTATCGGTAGGTTAGATGATGATAATTTCTTAAACTTAAAGAATAGAGATAAATTTCCAGAAAGAAACTCATATGATGCAGATGCTCCTGGCTGGGGTTGGATGTCAAACAATTCTGTCGAAACTCAAGTCGGGGCAGATCTATCAAAGATCATAGAAGGAATTTCTTTGAATGGAGAGCCTGGTGTTGTGTGGATGGATATGTCTAGAAAGTATGGCAGATTAATCGATCCACCAAATAACAAAGATCATAGAGTAGCCGGATATAATCCTTGTGCAGAGCAATCGCTAGAGTCCTACGAGTGCTGCACCCTGGTCGAATCATATCTAAATAGACATGAATCAATTGAAGACTTTAAGAGAACATTAAAGTTTGCCTATTTGTATGCAAAGACTGTAACTCTTCTTCCCACTCACTGGGAAGAAACAAATGCAATCATGCAAAGAAACCGTAGAATAGGAGCATCAATATCCGGTGTTGCTAACTTTGCTGATAGAGCTGGAATTCCAGTTTTAAGAGAGTGGATGGATGAAGGTTATAAAACAATTCAAAGATATGACAATGTTTACTCTGAATGGTTAGGGATTCGTGAATCGATTAAGATGACAACTGTGAAACCTTCTGGAACAGTATCTATTCTTGCTGGTGAATCTCCAGGAGTTCACTGGACTCCAGGTGGCGAGTTCTTCAACAGAACAATTAGATTCTCTAATGAAGACCCAATGCTACCTCTATTTAAAATGGCTAATTATAGAGTAGAGCCAGCAGCAGAATCTCCAGATACTACCTCTGTAGTATATTTCCCTATTAAGTCTGAGGCTATTAGATCAGAAAAAGATGTAACAATCTTTGAAAAGATGGCATTAGCTGCAACAGCACAAAGATACTGGTCCGATAACTCAGTGTCTGTTACGGTATCTTTTAACAAGGATACGGAGGCTCAGCATATTGGTACTGTTTTGCACATGTACGATGGCCAATTAAAGACTGTTTCATTTCTTCCAAGCGGGAACGACACCTATCCACAGATGCCATATACACAGATAACTGAGGAGGAGTATAATAATAGTAAAAATACTTTGTTCCCCATAGATCTAACTGGAATATACGCCGGTATGGCAGCAGATGCGATAGGAGAGGCTTATTGCACTACTGATTCGTGTGAAATTAAATTTGTAAAGGATAACTCAAAGAAGTAGAACCGTGGTATAATATACTGCATGGAAAACGCAAATGAGTTACAAGATACAAAAGTAGTTTTAGGCAACGGATATGTCAGACTCGTTGACAAAATGGGTTCTGACCTGTCCGTGGCCAACGCAGCAAGAGCATCCTTTGCCAAAGAAAGTAAAGAGATGTCAACGGGAGATGCAAGATTAATTAACTTTCTTGCTAGAGAAAATCATATGTCTCCGTTTAGGCACGCATTTGCCACCTTTGAGTTCAAGGCTCCAATATTTGTTGCAAGACAACATTGGAAGTATGTAGTTGGCTCAGACCATACTATGGACTCATGGAACGAGTCATCTAGAAGATATATAACAATGGAGCCTGAGTTTTATATTCCTGGACCAGAAAAGTGGAGACTTGCTCCGGAAGATAAAAAGCAGGGGTCTGGCGGGCCGATTGATCCATGGACTGGCTCAGTTTTAACAGAAGAGCTAACAAAATATGTTGAGCAGGGTGAGGCACTGTATAAGATGGCAATGGATAATGGTGTTGCCCCAGAACAAGCCAGATTATTTTTGGCAGCATATGGAATGCATGTTGTCTATAGATGGTCATGCAGTCTTCAATCTATCGCTTTATTCTTAAACCAAAGACTTTCGACAGATGCCCAGTGGGAAATAACGGAGTATGCAAAAGCGGTTGAAGAGTTAATAACCCCTCATTTCCCAGTATCAATAGCTTGCCTGGTAAATAGAAATGCTTAAAAATATACTATTTATTGTTATTTTTACCATCTTATTTAGTTGGGCATTAAATCTAAATACTTTATCTCAAATACTTGCCGAGAAAAATCAAAGAAGAACAGCTGCAGCCTTAGCTATATTTGCTGGTTTACTGCTATCATTAAATATACTATTTCTGCTAGGATAATTATATGCCAGCTTCTAAGCTTAATTATATTGTTGTTTACGATAATCATAGCCAAGTATATGGTTCTTCTTCTGAAAAGATAGCCATTGAATCAGCTCCGCCAGAGGGATTGTCAGAAAAAAATAAGCACATATTCTTTATAACATTTGAACCAGATACAAAAAACATATCTGTTCACAAAATAGATCCAAATAACATAGATAATATAGAAAGTAAAAGTAATAAAAGAAAGAAAAAAGATAGTGAGTAAGAAAACAAATCAAAAGAAAAAAGTTAATATCAAACTTGAACCTGGTCAATCTTTCTTAATAGAAAACTTAGATCTGTTAATGCACATACAAAAAACTTATGCCGGATTTTTAAGAGGTCAAATTTCTGTTGAAGAAAAAGCCAACTGCAATAGGGTTATTGCTGCCGTCAACTTGGCTATTGAGAACGTTCATAACGTTAACTCAAATGATTATGGCGATGAATGGTAAACCATGATAGATCTATGTGTGGTAAATTACAATACTAGACCTCTTTTAGAGCGCCTATTAAATAAGCTACACGAAAACATTAATGAAGAAAATAAATTCTGGAATCTATATATAGCAGACAATGATTCAAAAGACGACACAGTTAGTTGGTTTAGATCTAATGATACAAAATATAAAATAGACAGAATTTTTTTAAATGAAAATATCGGTTATTCAGCGGCTTGTAATCAATTGGCATCAAAGGGTTCGAATAGCATTATAGGCTTACTAAACGCCGATGTTTGGTTAACAAATGAAGACGTAACAAAAATATGCAGAATATTTAATCAGCAGAGTGATATACACATTCTTGGCCCTAAACAACGTGATGAATATGGCCTAATAAGACATGCTGGAATTATAGGAACAAACACAAAGCCAAAGCATAGAGGCTGGATGGAACCTGATCCAGCTGATTTATTATATAAAGATAGGATTAACTGTGTTACAGTTTCTGGATCTGCATATTTTATTAGAAGATCTGTTTGGAATGCGTTAACAAATAACTCTAAATACAGAGAACTGTATCCAGATGCCATCGGAGCATTCCTGCCAACTCCTCATTACTACGAAGAAACATGGTGTTCGTATTTTGCTAGGCACTTGGGGTATAATGTAGTATATGATGGATCAGTGTCTATCGGCCACAGCTGGCATGCGTCTTCTCCAAAGCCAGGAGAAGGTTATAGTCACGCAGATGCGCAATTTAAAGTAAGTCAAGCAATATTTCGCAAATCATGCGATTACATAGGAATAGAAAGAGATTAATATGTCAGACAAATTAAATCCATGGATATATAATGCAGAAGTCAAAAAAGTCGTTGATGGCGATACATTTGATATCGTTATTGATCTTGGTTTTGACACCTTAAAAAAGGGTAGAGTTCGTCTTTACGGAGTAAATACGCCAGAAAGTCGTACCTCTAATCTGGAAGAAAAACAAAAGGGTTTAGCCGCAAAAGAGTTTACTGATCAGTGGCTTACTCGAGCAAATAATAAGGTTAAGATTGAAACTGTAATAGATAAAAATGAAAAATATGGTCGAGTATTAGCTAAGGTTTGGGATGCTAGTGGCAACTGTCTCAATACAGATATTGTCGCTGCAGGCCTGGCTAGAGAATACTATGGTGTTGGCGATAAAACCTGGACAGAGTTCAAGAAAGATAGCTGATGCAAACGTTCTTGCCTTATCCAGATTTTAAAAAGTCTGTAGAAGTTTTAGATTATAAAAGACTTGGAAAGCAAAGAGTTGAAACTTTTCAAGTTCTCAATATTCTATTAGGAAGAACCAATACCACTGGATGGATTAACCACCCTGTAACAAAAATGTGGAGAGGTTATGAAGCAGCCCTGCAGACATATCAGAATTATACTATTTCTGAATGGATTAAAAGAGGATACAAGAACACAATGCAGTTTGAAAACATTCTTATCGAAGCCAAAATGCCCAGTTGGTTTGGCGATGATAGACTACATAAATCACATAGATCAAATCTTTTAAGAAAAGATTGGGAATACTATTCTAATTATTTCAAAGAAGATCCCTCCCTGCCATATTTTTGGCCAGTTGAAGAAAAAGTTTTATCACAACTTGCCAATTAGTAATTATACATATATAATATATACTGTCACATTAAATAACACTTAAAGGGAATAATAATGGCTGAAAACAAATTCAAGTATTTTACCGTAACCACTACATCAATTGTCAAATCGCCAACAGCAGCTGAAGCACAAAAGATAGCCAAGAATAATAATCGTAAGATTTCAGGCGTTCGCGGCGAGTTGCTGTTCAAGGATGTTGAGGTAGAAAGAATCACAGCTGTAAAGGCACGTGAGCAAATAGGTAATTAGCCGTCATTAAACTAGCGGGCTAAAATCCGCTAGTTTATTTTTCTTTTAGGATTAAAATGTCTAATCAAAAAATAATTGCCCAAATGGTTGGGCGCAATGAAGAATCAAGATTCTTAAACCTTGTACTAGAAAGACTCTCTAAGCAAGTTGACGAAATAGTCTTCACAGACGATTGTTCAGAGGACAATACTGCAGACATAGCAAAGAATTTCTGCCATGTTTATAAGACTCCTGAGCCCACTTTTCAGGTTCATGAAGGCAGACTACGCACACTCGCCTGGTCAAATCTATCCAATCATGCAAAGCCGGGAGATTGGATTATCGCCATAGACTGTGATGAGCTGTTATACGCTAAAGACAATATCAATAATCTTAATATCAAGAGTGTATTAAATAAATCTGAAAAAGATGTAGTAAATGTTAGATTTTATCATATGTGGAATCACACTCAGTATAGAGTTGACAAGCTTTGGGCACCTAATAACAGTTCAAGAATTTTCAGATTTATATCTGATGGAGTATTCCTGGATAGGGAATTAGCCTGTGGATCAGAGCCAACATATGTTTCCGCTTGGATTAGGCAGAAAAATTTCTGGGTAAACTCTGGTTTAGTTATGCAGCATCTTGGTTATGTACTTGACGAAGATAAAAAGAAAAAGTACGATAGATATTCAAAACTAGACGGTGGGAAATATCATAATATAAATCATATCAATTCAATATTAGATCAAAATCCAGTTTTAATAAACTGGGGAAACTTTGGAATATAGAGGTTATCATGAAAGAACCAAAAAGTTCAGTAATTCAACTAACAAAAATAATGGCCGAAAAAGAAAAGTTTGCTTTTCTTAATATATCTAAATCTTCCATTATTGGCTTAAACAAAAAGAGTGAAAAATCTTTTCCTCCAGCCATTTCAAAAGAGATTATTCAGTCAATTAATTTAAATGGACCAAGAATAATGAAAACAGTTTCTCCGGATCTTTTTTTCGAGATTCAAGATGACAAGCATGCTGGAATCGGACTAAAGAAAAACCAAAAGTACTATTCCCCAAATCTATTTGAATATTATTTGCAGAATGATAAACATGTTTTTGACTCAATAATTCAATTCTTTATAAAGAATACGTCAAACATTGTTGTTTCTTTGCATGATCAAAAAAGAGTTGGAAATATTCTTGGAATAAGATATAACATTATTAATGTTGGATATCATACTTTGTACAAAAGATTCGAAGAAACATATGAGCAAATAGCTCAGTATAATGGTAAGGCCGAGTACTGCCTTTTGGACTGCAGTTCCTTGGGCTTAGCATTGGCTTCTAGAATTTGGGAAAATCTTGACATGTCAATTATAGATCTTGGTAAAGCTTTAAACTTCACTAAAGAATATAGTTTGGTGGCCAAGAATGAAGGAAGATAAAGACAAAGACGATACGGAGTATCTAGTTGACTTGATGTTTGAAACATCAATGCCACTATCTGAAATAGCAAAAGAATTAGATTGGCCAATAAACAAGCTAAACAAAGAAATAAGTAGATTGGGTTTATCCTGGCTAAAAGATAGCAGAAAAAAAATGTCCAGAGGACAAACTGCTTTAACTTTAATATTAAAAAAACTTTTGCCAGGAGAAAAAATAGTTAATGAATTCCATATTGGCGATAGACTAAAGCTAGATGTTTACTGTCCAAGATATCAAGTAGCGGCAGAGTATCATGGAAGACAGCACTTTTTTTATACTCAAAGATTTTTTGATTCAAAATATGAATTTGAAGAGTCTCTAGAAAGAGACGAAAAAAAAGTTCAATGGTGCAAAGATAATGGAATTGCACTAGTTGTTTTTAGGTATAACGATAAGCTCACAGAAGAAGCCGTATTCGAAAGATTAATGGCAGCAATTAGAACAAGTCCTTTTATACCAAAAGAAAAGAGCAAAAAGAGTGTTGTTGACACAACAGCATATAAAATGGTAAAGAAGAAGAATTCAGAGTACAGAAAAAAAGCATACAAAATAGCTAAAGAAAAAAGAAATGCTGACAAATACAAACGAAATAAATAGCGAAAAAATACCTTTAGAGTATCAAATTTTTGCGCTCTCTTTCAAAAAAGAAGGAGCAATAAAATACTTTGCGGAAAATCTTCCTGAAAATATCGTAGGGTCTATTCATGGAGATAAAGGAATCAACGAATTTTATATTGCTTTACTCGGTTACAGAAACGCAACCCAACTAGACTCAGTTGATCCAGTAGCATTTAAATCATGGCTTGAGTCTGATTCGGATATACATGATGCACTTGGCGGCAGCGCTGGTGTTAATGTTATGCTTGAGATACTTAATTCAATGGAGCTATCTACGCCTGAGTCTGTAACTGAGCTAATTAAACATAAGGCAAAAAAGCGTAAGCAAATTAATTATTTACAAGAACTTCAATCTATTCTTACGCAAAAAGGACTAAAAGATGAAAATGATCTTCAAAGAATTCAACTTTTAACCTCAGAAATAAGAGAATTAGAAAATCAAATAAGGTATGATCCTTTAGAGAAAGTTACAACTGGTAATGATATTATCGCCAGAGTTGATTCACTATTGGATATTCCAAACTTCCTTCCAACTCAGTTTAAGGCCCTAAATAGGGCTATGGGCTATACTGATAATGGAGGCTTTTTTAGGGGCGCTGTACACGCTATAATAGCTGCATCAGGCAAGGGCAAGAGCACTTTTGCAAAGTGCTTGGCCAATCACTGGTTAGACACTGGGTATAGGGTTCTGTACGTAAACTTTGAAGAAGCGATAGGCCACTGGGAAAGAATATTAATGACTCAAATAATAGGCAAGAACGTCTATGCCGAGTACTCAAAATGGTCAGATTCAGATAAGGAAAAATATCTAGATGTATTTAAACAAAAGCTATCATTTTGGGGTGATAGGCTTATGGTTAGGCATGACCCAGACACTCCATACTTTGAAGACTTAGAATTCTGGCTCAGAGATATACTCGGTCATAATATGGATCTACCAGATGTTGTAATTATAGACACCATTCAATCAATGTTCACAAGAGGGTCTGGCAAAGGCAAGCCTAGATGGGGTGAATTTGAAGAAATGATGGTTCGCTTAGAAAAACTTGCAAGAGATATGAACTGCGTATTGATAATAACAGCTCAAGAAAATGCGAATAGAATGAAAGAAAAAAGAGAGGTAGTACAACAGTCTGATACCGGAGGCTCTCTTACGATTCAGCAAAAATGTGCTGTGACTATATTCTTAACCGAAAAACGACTTGCAACAGATGATGAAACAGAAGACGAAAATATAATGCAATTGCAAATACCCAAAAATAGAATTACTGGTTCAGCTTTCCTTTATGATCCACCGTTGGTTAAGTATGTAGATGCAAAAAAAATATATGAAGAATATGAGCCAGTAACAGATGATTCCTATAGTGGCTCATCACTTTTAGACGATTTATTAAACGATAAGGACTTTCACTAATGTTAAATTTAAGTGTTAATGGAATAAAAGATTTTCAAATATGCGAAAGACTTTTTGATTATAGACATTTGGAAAAGCTTCCGGAAAAAATATACTCAAGAGATATACATACGGAAAAATTTGAAAATACTATTAAAAATATTATTTACTTTTTTATGTTTAAAAAACAATCTGGAACTGTTCCATCATATTCTGCTATTTTAAATAGATGGGAGAAAATGTGGTTTCCAAAAGATACCACATCCTACGATATAATAACAGAACAGCATGAAACTGTTTATGGCAATACAGCTAGCCTTACATCTAAAGCCGCTGCTTCCCTCTTGTTATTCTACGAAAAATATTCCAATCTAAACATTATTCCAATAGCTATATCAGAGGAATATTATATATCAACAAAAAAACAAAGTAATATAAAAGATTCTTTTGATTTAATCTTTTATAAGGATAGAACATTTTTTGTTACAAAAATACTTTTTAACTACAAGCAAAGTCAAAAAGATTCTTATAAAATAGATTTCGCCTGCCTTAAAAAGGGTTTTGAAAATAAACATCCAGATAAAGTAAATAGAGTTAAATATGGATACATAGACGTACTTAGCCAAAATGTTGGTTTTACAGAGTATATCTTAACCGAAGATGATATAATAATCTTTGATGAATGGTGTGATAAAATAGATTCAACAGAAATTTTTATGTCAAAAAGAGGACTAATACCACACTGTAAAAAGTGCCCTTTTAACGACCCCTGCTCAAAATGGAAGAAGGATAAATAATGTCAAAATCAATTTTAGATGATTTATTGGTTGATAAAAAAAGTGAAAAAACCTCTGTATCTGAAAATCAGATATTAGCTCCACTCTTAGATGAAATAAATGTAATTTCAGATGACGGAATAAGATCTTTTATTAGATCTCTTTTGATAAAAGCAGAAAATTTTTGGGATATACCTTCAAGCTTTAGCGGAAAATATCACCCAGCTGACGAGCATGGTCCGGGAGGAAATGTTCTTCATACAAAAAGAGTGGTAAGAATTACGCTAATATTGTCTGAATCATATAACCTTAGCGTAGAAGAAAAAGACATAGTAGTAGCCGCTGCGCTAATTCATGATTTATGTAAGGGTAAAAAAGATCACGGTTCAGATACAGTTTCGTATGACCCTATGCATCCGTACGCAGTTGGAAAATTTGTTTCAAAGTGCCAACTACATGACAAAAAGTTTTCATCAGAAACAGATTCTTCAACACTATATATACCAGAAGATTTAGTTCAATCAATACTAAGATTAGTTAGATGTCATCTTGGCCCTTGGTCGCCTGTTCCAGAAACTTATCCAATAACATATTTAGATTTCATAGTTCACATAGCAGACAGCATCGCATCTAAGCTACACTCTGTTATAATGGATAGTGATTTGATCAACCCAAAGTGGAGAATAAATGGACCTGGAGACAAGACTCAAGAAAAGATATAAGGCTATATCTAATATAGACTTTTATATAACAGAATCAATCTACTATAGAAATAATAATTATTACTTTAACGAAAAAGAAAAGAAAACAATCTGTAATATAGCCCAACAAGAAAATAAAGTAAAAATTATATGAAAATAACCATTGATGAGACCAAATATATAAGTGCTTGGGTACATGTCGAGACTGCTAGATATGTAAATTCTTTAAATAGAGTTATTAGGGATAAAAAATCAGATAAAACTCTGTTTACAAACATACACGATATGGGCAACTACTGCTCAAAAAATGGTAATATTCGGAATATATACATCTATTTGGCACTATAACGTTCCGGATATAGAAACCGCAACAAGACTAGGTTCACTTTATTTTGATCTAGATCATGAAGACGTGAGTGTTTCTTTTTTTGAAACACAAAAACTATATTCTTATTTAGAAAAATACATACCTAACCATTCACTTTTAGTATATTTTACTGGGAAAAAGGGTTTTCATATTGAGTGTGAAGCCATAGCACTTGGAATAAATCCGTCAAACAACCTACCAAATATTTTTAGATTCATAGCTAATAAACTAAAAGTAAAACTAAATCTTCAGTCATTAGACTTTAGCGTATATGATGCAAGAAGAATGTGGAGATACCCAGGCACCATACATCAAGACACAGGATTATATAAAAATCTATTAACTAAAGAAATTTTATTTTCAAATATTGATAGTATAAGATCCTACTGTTCAAGTCCACAAAACAATTATGTGGCAGATCAGGAATTCAACGGCACTGCAAATGAATGGTATAGAGAGCTTTCTTATGAAATGGAAATTGATAAAGAAAGATCAAAAAACTTTTTGGAATATTTCAACAAGCACGGTTCTTTGGCGTTCAAGGAGTTGTCCTTTGCCGAAAAAGATTTTGTAAAAAAAGAGCTTCTTAGAAATTGTTCTGCAATACAAAGACATATAAACGACGCTAAAAGAACAAAAACATTGTCGCATGAAGCAAGATTATTTTTGTGTTCAATACTAACTTATAATAAGGATTCAATAGAATTCTTATACGAAATACTAAGCCTGTGCGAAGACTTTAATTACGAGAAGTCATCTAGCCATATAAATGACTGGATTAGAAGAAGACAATTGGGCATAGGCGGTAG